AGGCTGAAGAGGAGGAGGAGTGATGCGGGTTCTGGCCTTAGTCGTACTGTTAGCGTCCGCTGGATGCCACACTGTAAACTATGACTGGAGGCCAGACAGGCCGCTGCGCCCAGACGCCAAGGAACTAGGAGGCATAGAGGTAGACATTGTAAGGGTCACGTTCTAATGCACTGTAAAAACCCCGGATGTTACGAGGACACCTGTAACGGTGAGTGCGCCAGAGTTAAGCGGTTAGCGCAGCAAGCCAAAGACAGGGAAGCTAACGCAAAGAACTGGCCTTGGTATAGATATGTGGAAGAAGAAGAAGCCGCGCCCGAAGAAAAAGAGGGGGAAGCGGGGTTGTCGGAGAAAGCCACGGTTTGCTAGAATCAACCCGCTTATGGCTGATCAGAGCAAAGAGCAGACGCAGACTGCTGTACAAATTCTGCTAAACGCCGCATCTCAGGCTCGCCTGACTAGTGCGGAACACGACCAAGTTCGCCAAGCTGGGCAGATTGTTGCCTCGGAGCTTGGCCTAACCGGGGGGCAACCTGCCCCAGAGATAGAAATGCCACCCACCGAGGAGGCTGAGTAACAGGGGTGGGCTGGCTGGATGACATTAAGGTGTTGGCCTCTGCGGGAGCCGGGATAGGCAACTGGTTGTTGCATATCGACATCGGCCTGAAGGTAGCCATCAGTGTTGTCACGCTGGTCTACATCACCATTAAACTGAAGAAGGCAATCAGAGAGGGATGATAACAATTATTAAATACCTAATGATCGGGGCGGTGCTGCTGTTTGCGGTAACCGCCAACGCTGGACTGTTTGGGGGAGGCTGGAAGCCCAACCCGAACGTAACCCTATTCGGCCAGAAGCTGACATGGCCCATACCCAGCCTCTGTGTTGGGGCTAAAGCGGGAGTCCTCCCAGATGCCGGGGTTAGCCCGGATGGGCTGGACATTAAGATACCTTACCTAGCGGTGAGCATTCCGTTTCCCAGCCTGCTAATGAAGGCGGGGACTAACACGGTTGAGGTCAAGCTGGGAGCAATTGATAAGAAGGGGGACGAGTAAATGTTACAGTCAAAAACCACTTGGACTGCCATTGCGGGAGCAGTGGCTGGTGTTGCCGGGTATTTCACTGGCGAGCTAGAGCTAGGTGCTGCCGCTAACGTGGTGATCACATCGCTTTTGGCCCTATTTCTTCGCCACGGCGTAAGTAAGGCAGAGAAAGCGGCCAATGAGGGCTAATACTGTCACAGTATAATGGGCATCATTAGACTGATCTCATCAATTCTCAAGGCCGTCCCTATGCTGGGGCGGCTTTTTTTGAGATTTGCGGAAGAAAAAAAGGAACAGAAAGCACAAACCAGATATGAAGAGAAACTGGATTATATTGACGATGCTGTTGATAAGCATCACCGCGTCGGGGTGTGTGACAGCAAAGAAGATGAACAACGTGGAGGAACTAGTGGAACACCCGCAGTTCCCAAGTGCGGCAAGGGAAGCCCCAGCGTGGACGAAGGCGGCACTAAAAAAGGTGGCCGAGTTAGAGTACCAGCTAGAAAGAAAGTGACCAAGAAGGCCAAGAGGAAGTCAGCAACTCCAAGAAAGAAAAGAAGTGGGAAGAAGAAGCCCGTTCAGAAGCCCAAGAGTTAGAGTGGGACGGAAGTTAAGCCGATTCTTCCGGTGGTCGGATCGCTGGAGATCTCAAGGTCAGCGGACATTTCACCGATTAGCGCGTAGCTTAAAGAGTCAAAGCTGTGCTTGTTGTTGTCGTTAGTGACGTACTGTCCCACGCTTTTACCCCTTCTGAGGAAGCGGAACATATCAATTGTTCTGAAGCAGTTGGCTGATACGTGCAGCCTGTTCTGCATTAGTAGGTCTTTCAGAAGTTTAACGCGCTGCCTCACGGAACCAGCAAACTTGGGCGCACCAATTAGGTTAATCTTCCCGCCGCTGGCAGCGGCCACAACTCTGTGGTCATAGGAGTTTGCGCTGGCCCTGTATCTAACCATTGAGGATGTGTCCGACCAATGTGTCCACCTGACAGGTTTTCCTATGTGCGTCTCAAGCTTCTCAATCTTGTCCAACGCCTCGCCTGTGAAGTCCTCCAGAGATACGTCTTGGTGCAGCACCACAAGCTCATCCATCACCGTCCATCTGGTTCCGTTCAGGGTGTCCACCTTTTCCAATATATGAAAAGCATGGTTCCTGTCCCCCAAATCCCAGCCCCCTATAAGTTCAGTGCAGTTTTCCGTAGGTAGGATAACATCCCACTCTGCTTCTATGGGGCTGTCGGCATTTCCCACCACGTGGGTGTCGGATTTAAATACCTTACCGAAGTGAGAGTTGGTTGATGAAGCAGTCCACTTCCCAAGTACATACCTGTCATACATTTCTGGGTCTCCGCGAAAGGTGGCTATTAAGTCCTTCTTATCCCACTCGGAAAGGTAGGGGTTGTCGTCAATCATGGCCTCTATTATTGCAAACTGATCGGCATACTCCGGGTCAGGGTGATCCTCCTTGTTTGGCTCTTCATACCAAAGCTTATATATCCAGCTATTGGTTCCCTCTTCAGCAGGGTTGGTATCCCCGATCCATTGGTGTGATGTATAGGCCAACCCCGGTAAACGTAGCTGTCCCTTGGATATGGAGAAAACGCAGGAATCCTTAAAATTTGACAATTCACTAAAGAAAATGAGGGAGAACCGCGTCCCCTTAATCTTCTCCTCAATGTCATGGTCTACATCCAGAGAGTGTAGCTGTATCTCCGTTTCGTTCCCGTACATATTAGAGACCCGCATGAAGTGCATCTTGGTCACGCCGTCTACTTTAGGTGGAACCGTAACCTTAAACCCGGACAGGTTGGCCTCCCATTCAGGGACGATTAGGTCAATTAGGTCAGACCACACCCCGGACTTTGCATTGCGGATAGTTTTGCAGAAGATGCCAACCCTGCCCCCTTTGGTTTCCCAACAGTGCCTAACCAGCCTGTGCAGGACTCCAATGGTTTTAGATGAGTACCTCGGCCCACTCACTAAAAGGTATCTCTTGGTGCAATTAAATATCTCTAGCTGCTTTGGCGATATACTGGGATACCAGCAGCCACTAGCGTCCAACGGCATATGTGTGCTATCTTAACGATTTGCAGGCTTTATGGCAAATGAACTGAGAATAGATTTATCAGACCCCGCCATGCAGGAAGCGTTTGCTGACTGCCAACCGGGGGAGACCCACGCTATTTCTTTAGATGTGAGCGTCAGTGAGAATGGCGAGGAACTGGTTGCGGACATAGACCCGGAGTCGGTAGAGAAGTACTTGGACGATGGTTATGAGGAAGACCCGGAGTACGGGGAAGACACCGAGCCGAAGGCCGTTGCAATTATAATAAAAAAAGGTGATGCCAAATAGGCGCAAGAAGGAGATTCATGTCCACTACAAGAGCGATGAGACGGTTGATGCGGAGATACACTTAGGGAATCTTCGCCCTAAAAAAGGAAGGGGGTATAGAAGTATTCTCTACTTTGAGGGCAGTGTAAAAGCGGCAGGAATGGTTGGATATGTTAAACTTTGGAGGCCAGTTAGCAAGGGTAAGAGAAATGAGATCATGCGCCAATTTCATAAGAACATGGTTGCAAACAACTCGCCAAAGATAATCTGATGGTAGATTTAAATGTACTGAACAATCGCGGGGTAACGGCAGAAGCCGCCCAGAAGGTATTTGCAGGGGATGACGCTGAGATATCCGCAAAAGGCAAGGCACTTCTGGACAGGATGAAGCATAGGATTGATGACGGCTTGAGCGGCTGCATTAAGAACCACAAGGTTTACCATGCCTTGGATTTAGCTTGGGACACCCCCCTTCAGCAGATAAGCAATACGCTTGCCCACTCCATCTCAGACAGCACACTCAGTGATGAATCCGTACTGAACGCTGCAAAAGACTGGGGGCTTACCGGGATGCTTGAGCCAGTGCATGACACCAAGGGCCAAAAGCAGAAGCTCAACCTGCCGGTGTTCTTTAATATATTCGTCCCCCTTGTCCGCTCTTACGTGACGATCCGCTGGGCTAGGATTTACAATGACAGGAGGCAGTACCCGCTCTTTAAGTTTGAGATGGGGAAGAACACCACCACCAATAAGCTGCGTTCAGAAATCTTAACTGACCGCGTGCAGGTTATCTCAAACCAATACGGGTATAGTGAGCTACTCAAGCAGTCTATATTCCAGATGCTGCACTATGGCTGGGCAGCGCAGTTCCCACAAGAAGAGTGGCATACTGAGAAACAGGTGGTTCTGGATGAAGCAGGAGAGGAGGAGGAGAAGTATGTTAAGGAGGGAATCCGGTACAACCTTCCACACCCAAGCAGGGTCTTCCTTGACCAAGCACATAGGCCAACCACTTTTAATTCTGATTCGGGGTGTGCGTATGCAGGCTACTGGAGGATCATGCGCTATGGGGATATCCGATCCAATAAGATGTTCTGGAACAAGGACAAGATTGTGTACGGAAGAACCAGTGATCTACTTAGCAGGGCAAAGACCTACCTAGAAATGGTATCCCCCTGCACATTGGAGTTCCCAAGAAGCAGGAATTCCTTTGGTGTAACGGATCGCGAGTCTGAACTGGATGCATTTTATAAAGCCACGGATGACGACAAGGCTGTACTAGTCACAGAGTATTATGAAAAACTTATTCCAAGTGAGCATGGCCTTGGTGATTATGATCATCCTGTATGGTTTCGTTTTTGTTTGGCTAACGATGACACTGTTCTTTATGCTGCCCCTATCCCTTATTGCCCCGTGGTTTACTACGCTTATGACCCGCATGAAGGCAAAAGTATCAACTCGTCGTTAAGTCTTGAGATCGTACCGTTCCAAGACCAGATCGGGAATCTCCTTAGCCAGTACCTGTTGAGCGTTAAACAGAATCTGGCAAACATGACCTTTGTGGACACAGACCAAGTCCCCAAGGACATGATAGACAAGCTCCAGAACTGGGGCGAAAAGCTTTTCCGCAGCCTTAACTTCATGCCGTTCTCGTCTAGGCAGAATAAGTTTGCCCAGAGCGATGTGAGGGAGGCGTTCACCTCTGTCCGCTTCACTGCGCTGGACACCAACGGGATTGTTGGGGCCATGCGTCAGGTCATAGATATGCTGGAGCGTCTCCTTGTTATCTCTGCTCAAGAGATAGCTCAGGTAGCCAGCCATGAGCAGACAGCGGAGGAGGTGCGTACTGTTGCCAGCACAACCACGACTCGGTTGGCATTCACGGCTACTGCCGTTGACGATGCCATGTTGGCGTGGAAGGAGCAGATATATAAAGGGCTGATGGCATACGGCGAGGAGGAGGTTTATGCAGAAATTAATTCGGGCTATACGCCAGAGCAGATTAACGACCTTGGCTTCACAGTGGAAGAGGAAGACATGGATAGCTCTGGCCTTGTTGGAGTACGAGGACAGAAGACTGCTCTTGATCTTGAGGTCATCGGCTCTTACCGGGATAGCTTGGATCGTGTATCTGATAATGCAATGGCAGCAGCATTGACACAGCTATACCAGATGGTGGCCAACGACCAAGAGATTCGCCAGAGCGTGGGGGTAGACCAAGTCCTTGGCGTGGTGAACCAGATTGGAACCATGCTTGGGCTGCCGAAAGACTTTAAGCTTCAGAAGATAGAGGGAGAAGAGGGCCAGCAACCCGCCCAAGCCGATCAGATGGCAGCGGTGGCAGAAGAAATTAGGAACTCAATAATCAATGAGGTAGGAGAGGCTATAAAGCCACTGGCTGAGAATACCCAGCAGAACAGCAACATGATCCAGCAGATTGTGGATGTGATTAAGGGTGGGCCGCAGCCTCCTGCGCCTCAACAGTATGATACAAATAACGCAGTCCCCACTGGAGTCCCAGCAGATGCTGGAAATCCAGAACTGGCTCCAGCAGGGCCAGTGCGGTAAGTTAAAAAAACAGATAAAAGGGATGATCGCCTTCCACCAAGAGGCGGCATCCAGATTTTTAATAGAGGCTGTAGCCGACCCTCGCAAGGAGGCAGACGCCAAAGCTGAAGCCGAGGCGGCTAGTCAACTTCTGAACTTTTTGGATATATTGACCACAATTGCAGCGGGGGGGATGGAACTCCCTATTACCAAGATTTCTATAGAGCAATAATTCTATGAGTAACATAGCAGAAAGAGTGGAGCAACACATGAACTCAGCAGCCCTTCCGAGCATGAAGATCGTGAAGGCAGGTGAGGCAGAGGAAGCTACCGGCAGTGAAGGTATGCTAGTTAAAACCGAAAAACCCTCTGGAACTAGGCGGTTCTTTGAGAGAGCGGTTGAGCCAGAACCTGAGCCAGAGGCACAGGAGGAGGCGTCTCTGCAAGAAGAGTCGCCCCAAGAGGAGGTGCAGCAGTCGGCTCCCCCCGAAGAGGAGAAGGAGGAGGTGGCTGATGCAGTCGGAAATTTTATGGACAGGTTGGGCTATAGCAACCCTAACAGGGTTAAGGAGAACCCGGAACCTGCTCCAGAGGAGGAGAAGGAAGAACCCGCCCCAGAACCGGAGCCAGAAGATTCAGAGGAGGTAGCCGAACCTGCCGAGCAGGAGGAGAAAGAGGAGGAATCCCCCAAGGCTCCCAAGAAGCGCAGGAGAAAGGAGGGGATTGACGCTGATGAGATTAAGGAGATCATAAGGGAAACCGCCCAGTCAGTGTCCCAGCAAGCCCGGATATCCGAGGATATCCCAGAGCTTGACACCGCCCCGCCCGTGGCCGCTTCCCCGATTGAGGCCAAGAATAAGTCCGACTTGGATGTTTTCTCAGAGATGGAGTCCGACCCGAAGTACAGTGGCATTAGGGGCAGGTATGCGGAGTACCTCACTAAACTGTCACAGTATAAGGATAACTGGAAAAAGGAGAACCCCTCATCCAAGTTCAGTCTGGATGACATGGAGCATGAGGATTTCATTACGGCCAGCCAGCCAGCTTATGATCTGGATGATTTCACGGACGCTAGGATAACGGTTAAGGCGCGTAGCCTTATAGCTGAACAGGAGCGTTCCTACAGGCACGAACTGGAGGAACTGCGCTCTTCGGTGGACGAGGGCAACATGAAGGAGGAGCTTCAGACGGCCTCTAACGCCAGCATAGCGGAGGTTGTGAAGCTTGCTGATGAATCATATCTGAAGGTGGTGCAGGACGGTGGCGGGGATGCGTTAAAGGACGCCGACCCCGTGGCGCATGATGTCCTCAATGAGGTACTGGCTCAGAATGAGAAGGCACTATATGAACTGGAGAAGCTGACCCACCCGACAAAGAAGTTCAGACTGAACACAAGCAACGACACCCACAAGTTGCTTGTAGATTTTGCCATCCAGAAAGAGGGGGATATAGCAAAGCTTCCCGTCAGCGAGCAGATGCATGAAGGCCGCAGGTTTGCCACAACTAAACAGTGGTCAAAGATGGGTGAGGCACAACGCGCCAACCACTGGCATCTTGAGCCATCTCACATAAAGGCCATGTACATATCGGACGTTGGCAACCAAGCAAAAGAGCGCATAGAGAAGCAACGCGCAGTGTTTGACAAGTACCTCAAACACAAGGCGGGGCAAAAAACTGCCCCGAAGGCTTCGGACGAGGCTAAGAAACCTCAACAAAAACGGGCCAAAACTAACCCTCCGTCTACAACGGGTGAGGCAGTTAATGCCACAGGCAATAATCCAGCCGCCAGCGTTGACATAGGAGAGAGCAATTCTTTAAAGCAGCGTCTATGGGGATGATACAATGTACGCACTTGCGGATACCCGCACTTAACTAGGAGAAAAATATTATGGCAGCAGGAAGTACAATTCCGGGCGCAGGCGGTACAACCGTCATGCGCGATACTCAATTCACAACAGCCGGTGTGCCTAACACGGCTATTTGGAATAGCTATGACACCTGTGGCAGCATGACACGGGCTGATGTGGGCCTCGCGGAATCGGGAGACCTAGATGCAATTTTTACCGACGCAGGAGCATCGGGAGAAACTATGGGTAACTTTGACAGATACCGCGACATGGAGAGCCTTCTGGTTACCCAGTTGGAACTCAAAGCCTG